TAAACCGGTTGGCCGTAGCTATCTGTAGAGCTCGAACTTAGTCGGATTCGGGTAATAGACTCCATAGTTACCGTTACCAATCGTCGACGCGGATCTAAAAGTTTTCTCGCGGTAGTAGTTAGCTACCTCAATATCAGAGGGGCTCATAAGCACCTGGCGGCCGACGGCCCAATTGGCGTAAGACTGAGAGAATGGCCCTACGCTCTGTTGCTGGATTCCCGCGGCAGCGTCGTCGGGAATTAAAAGAGTCCTAACTACCATACCGGCGACCACCGCAACAACGTCCTCGGGGATAGTGTCGCTGCCGTGGTCGTAAGTGACAATTACGGGGCTATAAGTGCCAAGCTCGTAAATCGACTGGTGCCCGTCGTAGGTAAAATCAATTTCGCTACCGTCAATATCGGTAACCGACGTCACCTCGATAACCGGCCGTTGGACAAGCCGCACAATACCGTCACGCGGAAATAGTCGAACCGTCGACTCGCTAACCTCAAACTTTTGTATAGCTCGCTGGACAAACATAGCCGACGCGTCAGTAAGCCACGCGGTCGCCTGACTATCCTCGCTCGTGGTCAATTCTCGACCAAGACGAGCCTCAACGTCGGCAATAGTTGCTAGAGCCATTTATTAAGCCTCTCGTAGAAAATCTAAACGCGGCGTAGAGAGGGCGACCCGTAGGCCGCCCCCTCCAAGGGTTTACGACTAGGAGCCGGAAACCGAAACGTACTTAACGACGGCCTCAGACTTGAGGGTTTTACCGCCGTAAACGTTCAGTCCGCGGACAATGTCAGCGAACTTAGTGGGGTTACGCAAGCTTTCCAGGCTCTGAACCTGAGACACAAACGCAAACATGGCCTCGTGGTATCCGATAGCGGCCGGGGTGTCAGCGCTGAAAAGCGGGGACTCGACCACGGTGAAACCGTAGAGACGACCGATAACGCCGTTACGCAGCTCATCCGGGGTGCCGGCGACAGAAACGTCGTCCAGGCCCTGAATGAGCAAGTCGGCCATATCGGGGTTTACAACCACGTAACGACCAGCGGCCGGCACTTTGTTGTTAGCCATTTCTTTACGGATCGCGCGAATAGCAGCCTTCGCCTCGTCAGCGGTGTCAATTTCCACGCTGGCACCGTTGGCGTCGCTTGCACCCGAAAGCATTTGGGTCAGCACGTAGGTCTCAGCGTCCTCAGCGAGGGCACGACCGGCAGAGTCAACCCACGGGGCGAACTCAGAGCTAGCCTGCACGCGGTCGACGTCGTCGACGTTCACAGAAAAAGCCTTTTCCTGGTCAATGTCCAGCTCGACCTCGGTGTCGTTCAGCGCTTCAGCCGAGATAGTACGGCCAGCACCCGCGTAGTCGACAATAGTCGGAGTCGTCGCGTTAATAATGTGCACCTTGTTACCAGAGACAACGTCACCGGTAAAGGCGTTGTTAAGGGTGGGGATAACCACCTGGTTGGCGATGAACGACTGAGTAACGCCAGCCGCCCACACCTCGGGAATAAAGTTGTCAATAGCCATTATGTAGCTACACCTTTCTTATTATGCTCTGCCCATAAGAGAATCTAAACGGCCGTCTTTACGGGCCGCCAAAATCTCGTCTGGGCTCATCGTTGAGAGCTCGTCGCGCGACCTGATAGCCGCGAGACCGCCCTTGGCTCCACGAGCACCCTGCCCAAGATCAGGCTTAGGTGCCTCGGTTGTACTACTGTGAGTCTCTACCCACGTCGCAATCGCCTCGCTGTCAATACTGCCGGCGTCGTCGATAAAGGCACTTTTATCAAACTCAAGGATTGCGTCGCCAATTAGGTTACGCCCCTTGAGTTGCCCCTTGAGCTCTGCCTCTACCATCTTTTCGGCATACTCAAGCCTGACGGCTTTAGCCGTCTCCTCTTTGGTTTGCTCTACTAGACGCTCTTGGTCGCTTAGCTGTGACTTGCGAATAGCGTCAAGCTCTGCCTGAGCTTGCTCGAACTCCTCGCGTTTACGGTTAAGCTCTTTTAGTTCCGAGCGTTGCTTATAGAGTGTCTTGACGAGCGGGTGGTCTTTAGGGTATTCCTCCCACGTCTCCTCGCCATCAGTCGTCTCGACTGGAGTATCGGCCTCGTCAGTGGTGTTTTCTTGAGTTGTTTCGTCTTGCGACATAGGTGTTACCCTCCATCTCGGTTAGGTAGCGACTCGTCTCGAGTCGTAGCCAGCTAATGGGTAGCTGGAAAATTAAAAATCACTAGGGCCAGTAAACGCTTGATCGCGCCAGGCCAAAGTCGGCCCATACTCGCCATGCTCACGCGTGACAATAATCTCGGTAAAGTCGGCCAAACGCGTTTCGTCTTCATACTCGACAAACTTGCCAATCTCGGCCGACCGAGCATTACGGTCAGTCACTCCAAGCTGCTGCACAAGCGCCTCGTGGACGCTATCTAAACCCTCAGGGTCAACTACCTGGCCGGGGTCAAAGTCGCCGTAAATTGGCTCCTCGCCACAGTCACAGCCTGGATGTATTGGCTTAAGCTGGCCACGGGTGTAGCGTTGGGTGGCAGCAATTGCGCATAGAGCGCAATTTTCGGCACCAGTAAGCACTCGACGATATCCAACAATATTGCCGTTACCCGATCGCTGTCGACGACCGGCCTCGCGACTAGCTAGCTGAACATCAGTCTCGGCAAGAGACGCGGCACGAGTAGCACCACGCTCAATCGACGTACGTAACAACTCGCCGGCGGCCAAAGCAGTCCAAGACTCAACAAAAGGCCGACGGTAAACTTCGTCAGCAGTAGGCCCGTTGCGCAGCCGCTCGTCGCTTAAGTCGCGAGCGCGGGTCTCGACCGCCGTAAATTGCTCACCATTAGCGAGCGCGACCTGCTGGTAAAAGACCGCTTGAAGATTAGCGGCCTGAACTTTAAGCCCGTCAATTTGCGGGCCGACAGTTTCTATATAACGCGCTATATCGTCATCGCGCCATGAGCCCAATTGCCTAAACACGTTACCGGCGACACGGCCAGCACCGCGCACGAGACGAGTGTTAAGCCGATTGTAGCCGTCGCGTAATTCTGCAAGCGTCGCCATTATGCCTCGGGCAGACCGTCGAGCCTCGTCACCTCGTTATAACGCGTACCAAATACGGCCGCCGTAGGCTCCCAGTCGCCGTTGACGCGCTCCCAACGACGTACCTGAATCGCCGGGTTATTTTGAGTAGCCTCAATAGCAAAGTCTGAGCCCTCAATACCGAGAATCCCGCCAGTCATAATATGCTCAACTTGTCCGACACCCTGAGCAAACTCAACAACATCGCCGTTAGCAATATCCCGAAATTGGTCAACGACTTGCTCGGCGCTTTCCTCGATAGGCTCAGCCGGTGCCTCTGGAGCGCCCAGCAGGGCCTCAGTAAGCAATTGCTCGCCAGCCCGCTGAACCTCCATCTCGGAAATCTCAGCAGGTGAGAACTGACCAATAAGAGCCATACGAGACCGAAACGGAATGTCTTGGAACTTGGTATTCGCGTCGGCACGCTCAGCCAGCGAGTAACGCTCGGCGGGTTTCCAAAGCGGCTCAAGATCTAATAGTGTGGCCCGCTCTTGGTCGCCAATCCAGCGGAATAGCAAAGACATAACTTTAGACCATCCAGGCGTCGCCCTTTTAATGCGATCCTCAGTTTTAAACACCAAACCCTCGCGGGCAAGCTGAGCGCCCTCAGCTGAGCCGTTCGTGCCCTCAGGCGTAAAGTAGTGGAGCGGTGTACGGGTGACAGCGGCAAAGTCTTGAACGTCAGCCCGCACTGCGCTAAGAATCCCGCTAATCTCGGCCTGTCCGAGTTCCTCAACGTCAGCACCCTCGGGAATCATCCACAGAGAACCAGCCGACGACTCAAAAATACCGTTATAGTCGATTTCGTTGCCGTCAGCGTCGTGAGTAGGAAAGTCACCTTTGAGGACACGTTGCCTAAACGCTTGAGTAGTGGCGATGATTAATCGCTGTAAAATCATGTGATTGACACGATCTATAATGTCAACGTAAGGCTCGTACTCGCCACGCTCGTCGGCGTTGGTAAATTTGACTACCGGCACCTCGTCGAGCGGGTTAGCCATCTGGTCGACAAGCTGCCAACCGTCAGTGTCGTAGATATTTTGGTCGGCGGATTTAACAAAAACCTCAACGGTGTCAGCCATGTAAGAATAAAGGTAGTGGTCCCCGTTCTCGCTGAACACCTTTAGCGCAGAAAGCACTCTGTTAGGCTCTGTGGGGCTCGTGGTGGCAATAACTTGCCTGGGGTCCTCCACATACACCACGGGAAACTCGGAGCCCTCAGGATAGCCCACAATCGCGTACGCTGTGCCAAAGCGTAAAAAAAGCGAGTGAAGATCGGCGCTCAAATAGTCCATGTGGTTGGCTTTCCACAAACGACGAGCCTGACGGTCACCGTTCTCGTCGTCTTCAGCGCCAGTACGAAACCCGCCAATAACCATACGCTCGCGTACGGCCGCGACAGACAACTGGGCAAGGTTCAGGCGTGCTTTACGCTGAAAACGTCGGTAAGCGCGTGACTGGCCCTCAGCCGACTCGGGTAAAGGCGCGTCACCATCGTAGTAACGCTCCATCAAATTGTAATGAGACTGCCGCCGCGCAAGAGTCTTCAACAGACCCCGCTGGCCGTTGCTAAGCTGTGTCGCCATGTAATAAAAGTCCTATCGTATACGTCGCGGTACGAAAGTAGAGCGCGTGGCCTCACCTTTGGATAACGCTATTAGTCTCGCCAGGTAAGCCAGCACCACACTTATATCCGCGTCGATTTTGTCGGCACTCTCCGGCGTGCTCTTGGCAATTGTCACACCAGAGCGACCTACGCGCCGTCGAGCGTTTAACACGTG